TCCTGCACTAGGTGATTCGGTAGCATCGTCTAATAGTATGTTAAATACTTCCTCTCTTAATGATGAGTTTGTTATCTTTTTACCTTTTAGACTTTTTACCAAAGAATCGAATCTGGAGGTCGTGTTCGTCGACGAGAGTCCATTCCCATTTTCTGTCTTTACAGAATTCACTTGCTGCCTCCCATTTTGCGGTGTTTGTTGCGAAGGTATTAACTTCAGTTATGTAAGTTTTATTCCTAGTGGCAGTTCCAGTTCGACGTTTAGGACCGTCAATTTGTCTTCTTGGTTTGACCTCGACTAGGTGTTGTACTATTCTTCCGTTAATGTCTCTTACTTTTAAATAGAAATCTGGAAAATATCTTCTCCATTTTCTTTGTACTGGATCATAGTATGGTATAACTATGCACTCACTATTCCATTCAATTATACTAGGTGTTTTGTCACACCATTGCATAAATTTTAATTCCCATGATGATCTATAAAATACTTTAGTAGGATCTCCCCTATATTTTGTGTAGTTTATAGGTCTGTACTTACCTTCAAGGTATCGTTTTGCCACTATAAATAAATATATCAAACCATACGGTTATTTATGGCATCCGCAAGAGGACTACAGAATTTCATGCAGGCTGTTGGCAAGTCTGGTGGTATCTCTGCGTCTAATTTATATCAATTTTCATTTCAACCAACGCCAAAGTTGAAAAAATTCTTTGATGATAACGTTTTTGAAGAGTTTTTAAAACTCACTGACAATGGTGATACAATGAATTTACAGTTGTTATGTAATGAGATACAGTTGCCTGGTGTTACTTATTCAGCATTTGATGTAAAGTCGGTGCACAAAGGTATCACACAAAAAATGGCAACAGCAAAGGTATATAATGAGTTAGATGTTAGTTTCTTCATGGACGGAACATCACTACCACTAAGATTTTTTAGGGCATGGCAAGATTTTACTAGTAATGGTGTAGCTGGTAACCCTGCGTTCTTCTATGATGATCAAGATTATAAGAGAGCATTTGCATCTAACTACTATGAAGACTATGCATGTGATATGTTCATAAGCAAGTTAGAAAAATTTAATTCACCTCAAGGTGAACCAAAAGAGATAGGTGGAGATAGTGGAGATTATAAAAACCCATGGAATGCTAGACTGACAAAAGCATATCCATATACAGTAGCATCAATACCATACTCATCAGGACCTGCACAACTTGTCAAGGTGACTGTAGGATTTTACTATGAGTATAGTCACTTATTAACCTTCCGTTAGGTTGCTATATAATATACTGAATTTATAAATCATGGCATTACCTGAGATTGCGACGCCAATCTATACATTGACTGTACCTTCTACTAAGAAAAGAGTTAAGTATAGACCATTTCTTGTCAAAGAACAGAAGTTGTTAATATTGGCATTGGAAAACGACGATCAACAACAGATATTAGACGCTATAACAAAAACAATACAAGATTGTTTGATTACAAAGATCAAAGTATCAGATTTATCTTTGTTTGATATAGAGTATCTCTTCTTACAAATACGTGCTAGATCAATCAGCGAAGAGATTGAAATGAAAGTTACGTGTCAAGATGACAATGAGACTACAGTGGATGTAAAATTCATGGTCAATGACGTCAAAGTTAATTTTCCAAAGGGACACACTAATATTATTAAATTGAATGATGAACTAACTGTTGAGATGAAGTATCCCGATCTAGAATACTTTGCTAAGATTAATTTTATAGGTGAAGAACCAGATCCATATGAGTTAGTTGCTAAGTGTATCAAAAGAGTATATGTTGGTGAAGAAGATTACACTCCTGATTCTGTTGCTGAGTCAAGAGACTGGGTAGAAGGGTTGACTAACTCACAATTTGATGGAATACAAGAGTTCTTTGAAACAATGCCATCATTAAAACATGTGCTAAAGGTCAAGAACCCTAAGACTAAAGTTGTAAATGAGGTTGTATTAGAAGGATTGTCTGATTTTTTCGCATAGCCCTCTTTCACGAGGGCATCATGGTATTTTACCAGACTAATTTTTCTCTCGTTCAACACCATAAATATAGCTTGACAGATATTGAAAATATGATCCCGTGGGAACGCGAGGTATATGTGAATATGTTAGCGGCTCATCTTCAAAAAGAAAGAGACCGTATCGCTGAACAAAACCGACGCTAATGGATGCTTCTATAGTCACTAATTTTTTTAAGAAAGCAGCAAAGTCACTTGTTGCGGGGGTAGCTGGTGCTATCACAAGTTCAGATGAAGTAAAATTAGTTCCTGCTATAGCACCTATACCCATAGATGATGTAAATGAGCAATATGGTAAAGCAGAACCTGTAGAGAGACCTAAGAAAGAAGAAGGGAAAGAACAACGTAAGTACGAAGAGTTAGTACAAGAAAGAATAAAAGAAGTAGCATTCAAGAAAAGTATGCCATACCAACCAGAGGTGGCATTACAGAAGGGTGGTATTGTAAAACGTGAGACTATTGCAAAGGTTGGAGAGAAAGAACCAGAGATAGTAACTCCTGTTAAAAATTATGGTGAATCTGTAGAACTTGTGTACAAACAGGGTGCAGCATTAATTATAAGTTCGTCTCTTGGTTTTTTAAAAACATTACCTCCATCTCCTGCAAAAGCTAGTGTTATAGCAGAAGCAAATAGACTGAAAAGTATTTTTGGTATCGTTGAAACACCAAAACCACAGAAGACAATAGGATTAAAAGCACCTTTAGTATGGTGGGGTAGTGGTAAGGCAGCAGCAGAGAGTGGTGCTATGCCTACTCAAAAAGCAGAAGGCGGTAAATCCGATGGAGGAGGAGGTGGATTTAATTTACTCAGAACATTCAGAAACATAAAAAATCTAGGTAAGAAGTTAAAGATAGGAAAGAGATTTAAGAATTTAAAACTAGGTAAAAAGGTAAGAAATATTGTAGCTGGTGGTAAAAAGGTAACAAAGGGTATCTCTAAGGTTGCTAAGTCTGGTGGTAAATTACTGAAAGGTGCTAGTAAAGCAGGAAAGGCATTGCTGAAGAAAGGTGCAAAGAAAGTCGCTGCTAAAGTAGGTGGTAAAGCAATAGCAAAAGTGGGTGCTAAAGCACTAGGTAAAGGACTATTGAAAAAGATACCGTTTGTTGGTATGGGTGCAGGATTATTATTTGCAGGACAACGTTTGATGGCGGGTGATTTTAAAGGTGCAATGCTTGAAGCAGCATCTGGTATAGCATCTACAATACCTGGCGTCGGTACTGCAATATCCATAGGACTTGATGCTACACTTGCTGCTAAAGACATGGGCGTATTGCCAGGTCAAAAGCAAGCAGAAGAACAACAATCTGGTCTACAAGCACCTGATCCTACAAAGGACATGTATGGTCGACCTATTGTATTGAACCCACCAACTATGAAAGCATGGACAAAGGCAGTCAATCGTGCAGCAAAAGATGGTATAAACTTGCCTATGAGTGTGACATCTTCATATAGAAGTCCAGAACAACAACAAGCATTGGTCGACGCAGCTGAAGCGGGCGATGAGAATGTGATTAATCCTGCACAACCTGGCAACTCACCACATGGTCAGGGTTGGGCAATTGATATTGACTACACATCCAAAGCAAACGAGTGGATGAGAGAGAAGGGTAAGAAGTTTGGTTTCCAATGGCAGGGTGAGAAGGATCCTGTACACTTTGATTTTATAAACAATGATAATAATGATAAGTGGTTACAACCTGGCAAAAATAAGTGGATACCAGACATTGACGACCCTGTTGGAGATCCATCATCGGGTGAGCAAAAATCAGGAGGATCACCACAAAAAGCAGACACCTCAAGTATTACTGCACCTGGCACGATGCCAGAGTCAGTATCAACTCTAAATAATGAACCAGTGACACAAGGAACACAAGATGCATCAGGAAATGTAGTTGTTGCACCACAAGTGATTCCTGCTCCTTCACGACCTGTACCAGTTCATGTGTTTAAACACTATGAAGAACATGAGATAGAAGAAGCAATTGAAAATCAGGTTATAGAACCTTACGGAAAAGGTGTCAAATATACTCTAGTGTACAGCGATTAATATGAAAGCATTACCTCCAGCTATGTCGAAACAGGGTGTTGGACTTTCTAAGTTCATCGCTGATCCTAATGCAGTCGCTAGTGCGATGGGTGTTCCTGCGTCTAAGCAAACAGTTGATGTATCTGCTACTGACGTAACATCTAAACCTACCATAAAACCAAAGGTAGAACCGCAACAAAATCTTGTTCCAGATCCAGTAACAGCAATGGGTGTGGATCCTAAAACTGGAGAATATTTGACTCCAGAAGAGAGGAAAAAACAATTTAAAGAACGTAGAGAAAAGAGAAAAATGGGAATAGACCCTGACCTACCAGAGGCAGGAGAAATACCAAAGGTCGACAAATTAGAAGATGGAGGAGTAGGTGAAGATCAAGTCAAAGAGAAAGTAAAGAAAGATTTAGATGATGAGTTTGAAGTAGATTCCAAGATGAAGAAGGCATTTATGGATGCCTTAGCACTTCCTGCTAAGTCTGCTGCTGTTGCGATGACAGATTTATTAGAGAAGATTCCTGCACCAAGTAAGGAAGCATCCAAGATATTGAACAGAAATATATCTAAATTATCTCAGTCATTCAAGTTAGGTGCTGCCAGTGCTGAGGTTGCTAATGATGAGGAAGATAATGATAAAAAAGAAGAAAAAGGTGGAGGAATTTTTGGCGGTCTTCTTGCTAGGGCAATTAACTTTATCAGAGGTAAAGCTGGCGGTGGCGGTGGAGAAGAAGGTGGAGAAGACACAGGTGGTGCTATAGTTCAAAGTCCTGGCGGTGCTATGGTTGGAGATCCTACAGAAGGAAGACGTGCACCATACACAGGAACTGCTGATGGCATAGGACTTGGCGATGGTGGAGCAGGAACTAGAGCAATGCAACCCATCAAAAAACGTAAGAGTCTTGCTAGGAAACTGTTTAACCTAACACCTATGGGCATGGCATTTAATGCAGGAAATAAATTATTCAAAGGTGTTAAAAATATTTCAAATAGTAAGACGTTCAAGAATCTAAAAGGTATAGCTGGCAAGGCATTTGGTATGACACCTGTTGGCATGATGGCAAAGTTTATGATGAAAAATAATCCTATAATGAAGAGAGTATTTAATAAGGAACAGACTACAAACTTAACAGAACTCACTGATAAAACGATACAAGAAAATAGAGAGAGTGCTGATGCTAAAACTAAGAAAGATATTGCACTTGCTGCAGGAACAGGTGATGTTGCAGCAGCTCCAAGTCCACCTCCAATGCAACAGGAGGGTGGTGCTCTTGCTAGACCAAAAATTAAAAGGTCAAGTTACCTTCATGTTTATAATCAAACGTCTCAATTCTAATGTCAGTCAATACTCAGTCTAATTTTCAACTAGTAAACTTCTTCATTGCGGATTATCCTCCCATTGGAGTTAATCAACTATTGTATGCCAAATATACGGAAGACATCAGACAAGCTTCTATGACTATGGAAGTACAGATAACTGATAGTGAGACTGGTTTTTTATCAGATCTAAAGGGTATGGAACCTGTATTCATTCGTATTGCTGATAGTAAAAATGAGACAGAACTTGGTGGAGAATTTGTTATCTACGATATACAAGATAGAAGAAATATTGGTGGAAAATCATCAGCAGTATTGATGTTATGCACTCCAGATTTTATAAACAATGCTGCTAATAAAGTATCAAGAAGATTTGGTAAGGGCATGGGTATAAAAATACATGATATTGTGAGGAAAGAGATATTGGGTGACTTGATGGGAATAGCAGAAGCAAGATTATTAAATTTTGAACCATGTGTTAATAATTTTTCATTTGTGTCACCATACTGGAATCCATTTACTGCGATTAGATGGTTAGCAGCAAAAGCAATACCAGCTAGAAAAGGTAGTGGTCGTGCAGCAACAGCAGGATATGCTTTTTATCAAACGAGATCAGGATATAATTTTGAATCTTATGATTCATTTGCATCTAAAGAACCTGTAATAAGGATGGTTGTTGGACATGATCCAGATGAAATGGAGGATGAAGATGATACAGGAATTCTTCCACTTGATCAGTTGACTGTAGAATCGTCATGTGATTTATTAAAGGGTTTAAATTTAGGATCATATTCAAGTAATGTAATGACATTAGATTTAAAAGATATGAAGTTTGAGGAACATCCATTTAACATCAATAAATATTACAAAGATGTTAGCGTAATGAACTCTCGTGTAACACCAGAGTTTTATGACGGATTTGATACCAACGCAACATACACTAGAATTATGTCTAAAGTATTGGACTCTGCATTATTTACTGAGGGTACGTTTACACAAGGATTCACAAAACAACTTTCACAATCCAGTTTGAGGGAAAAATTATTTTATAATAAAAAAGTGATCGTTGATTTTGTAGCGGATTATTCGTTAGAGATAGGTGAAGTTGTGCAATTAGATGTGTATAAAGGAACTAGTGATAGAGAGAAAGACTTTGCAGTCTCTGGTAAATATGTTATTGGTAAAATTGAAAGAACATTTAAGAGTAGTGAGGATAAAATGACTTCTAGAGTTACATTATATACTGACTCAGATGGGACAGAGGTAGAAACATAATGGAAAGTATTGCTAATTTTATAGGTAGAGAAGGATTTAACTGGTGGATTGGACAGGTAGAGAATGATGGTGCAAAATTTTGGAATGCCGAGTTAGATGGTGGTGCAGGAGATTTTGATTATGGTGACTGGGACTGGACTAACAAAGTAAAGGTTAGAATTATAGGATATCACAGTCCAAATAGAAAAGAATTACCTACAAAAGATTTACCATGGGCACAGGTATTGATGCCACCCATATATTCACAACGTTCTGGTATTGGATCAGTGCACCAACTGCAACTTAACAGTTGGGTTGTTGGTTTCTTTATGGATGGTACATCTGCACAGATTCCTATTGTTATGGGGTCAATCAGTGATGAGAACCCAACTAGCGGTTATGGTGTAGCAGGAGGTAAAGCACAGGGATTTGCACAGTTAGCAACACCAAACTATAAGTTTCCAGATCATAATGGTGATGGTAGTTCTGCAGCTAATACTGGTAGTACAGTTCAAACTAATGAAGAAACAGGTGTAGATGAAAAAGCTACTAACAATGAAGGACATAAGAATGAAGAAGGAACAGAGGATACTAAAAATGAACGTGGTGCAGCAAAGACTGAAAGTGAAAAACAAAAGGCAGC